GAAGACCGTATTTCTTTTCAAGAGAAAACTTGGCTTCGTTGATCAGGGAATCAACCAAGTTATCAAAGTTTTGGGTCATTTCTTTTTGCTTTTATTGCCCCAGTTTTTAGCACCGCGTTTTCTGCATGCCGATATAGCCCCAGAAGCATAGGCACTTGGAAAAACTTTATATCGGCGTTTTACTTTGTGATAACAAGCATCGTGTTTGGCTTTTTTCTTGGTGGCTTCTTCAAGAAGCTGAGTTACTAGATCATTAAAGTTCATTTGTGTTACCAATTTTTACAACTGAAGTATTTGGCTGTACCGGGTTTTGCAGTGGAACATTTATGACGTGCCCGAAATGAACGACGTTTTTTAGGATTAGACTTTTTAATTCTTCTTTTAGGATCACCATAATGCACTCGCTTTAGCTTCCCTCCTACCCGTGTACAACGCATGTATTTTTTATCACTACGCGTTGATTGCATTTGACCGGTTACCTTGGTGCAACGCGCACCTTTCTTTTCCATAACTACACCTTCTTTTACTTCTTCGCCATCTTCATCCCCACCATAATAACCATAATCTTCATCGGTCCCGTAACCTGCACTGGCCAAAGCCTCTGCATCATCACTCAAATCATGACTTCCCCGATCACCATCATCATCGCTATGATATTCAGCGTGATGTTGTGTCAGATAGTCTTTAACAGCCGAAACATAATCTTTTGCCAAAGTAACCTTGCTTTGCACCCAACCTTCAAATTGATCGTTGGGTTGGATAAGAGGAAGCAATTCATCAATTTCATCCCGGATGGTACGAAGCTGATATTCAAGCATGCGACCTTCATCATCACCTTCTGGAACATGAGATTCATTCAGATTACCCATGAGCTTGTCATAAGCCCGGGCAAAATTGCTTTCTTCTTTCATGCTTTCCGGATCACTTTCAATATCGTGCGGTTCATCTTCAAATTGATTGGCTTGGTTTTCGGCGTGATATGCCAGTTTAAAAGCTTCCGGACCAATAGCTTTTTTAATAAATTGTATCACTTCACTGTCTCCCCGAAATTTGTAAGGAAACAAATCTCTAGTTCGAATCATCACTTTAATCAAATCAGGTTGGGCATCTATTATTTTTGCCAACTGCTGATTATCTTTTTCTAAATTTTTTATTGCTTCTTTTGCTTTAGCCAGAGCAGCTTTTGGACTCACGGATAAAGTTGTTCCGGATTCCTCACCTTCATTGGGTGCATGTTTGTAATCTTCTTCAATACCGTCCAGAACTTTTTTGATTACATGGGGTTTGAACACAGAAAGCAGGTTGCTGTAATTTTCAAAAATATAAGCTAGATTGGGTTTTGTTTTATGTTCTTTTACAATATCCCGAAGAATGATATCCAGATCATTTTCATCCATATCATATTCTACATTAATGTTTTTCATAGATTTGCACCTTTTTGTTCCACATGATTATTTATATATTCTATAAGGGTTTTTGAGGTGTCTTTTATGATATTAAAGTTGCTGGTAACATGTTCTGGGTCAATCTGCCAAAGAGCCAGATACTTCTCGGTATGAGGTGCCGGAATATCATACTCACTCAGAACAAAATTTGCCACACCTTCTGCCTGAAGTTCCCGTATTTTTCGTTCTGGAACGTTTTCCCGATCTTTCCAATGCAACATCTCATGAGCAACTTCATGGATTAGTGTGCTCAAATTTTCGCTAACAAGCTCGATGGTCCCACCCTTACTGACACCTCGGGCACCACCCAGTTCATCTTCTGCCTTGATGTCCACTTTAATGTTGTTTTCTTCTGCATATTGTTTCACGGCATCAAAAATGGTGCGCATACGTTCATCCAAAGGCGTGTCATCAAACCATTGCATTTCCTCGGGAATTTCTTTTTCCCGACCGGGAATAGGTTCGGTTTGGCTAATATCAAAAACAGGCACAAGACGAAATCGCATTACTTTTTCTTTAATACCAGCAGTAGGATCTTCCCCCACACTTATGTCTCCGTCTTTTTGTTTGACCATAATAGGGGCATAAATCATGATGGCCCGTTCCCCGGGTTTTATTTTTCTGCCCAACTGACGAAACCATGTGTTTTTTCCTGCCACCTTGGAAGCATTCTTTCTTTGTAAAAATATTAAAATCTGATTATAAAGTGAATAGTTACGAAAACGTTTTTGGAACTGGACATACTCTTGATATTCCTTGCTGTTTTTGACATTCACCACACCGCTTTTTAAAAGCTCTAAAAATTTCTTGAAACGATCTTCCAGATTTTCTCCACCAAATTCAGAAACAGTTGTGTCGGTAAGTTCTTCTTTGTTGAATTCATTCAGTTTTTTGATTGTATTCTTTACAAAATCTGATGCTTCGGCTTCGTTCAAAGCGCCTGTTTCCCATCGGCGTTCCAGCGCATTCCATTTGAATCCAAGGGTTTTAATGAAATCTTTATTTGTAAATGTCTCATTACCAGCCTGTTTTGGATCAGATAGGTCACTGCTGGCAATAAAAATGGTTTTACCTTCAGGAGCGGGTCTTTTTTTCAAAACCAACTTTTCATTTAAAATAGTTTTTATATTTTTAAAATTGATCATAAATTAATAAATATTTACATGGGATTAAGTGACGATATGCGCAAAATGGGCAACCTTTATTGTGAAAATTTAGGTCTTGGTCCTCAAGCCAACAGCGCTTTGAATCCTGCCGCAGAAATACCCACCGTTGTTCGTCAGGATCCTGAGAAGGTTTTAAACGAATTTCTTACTTTTCTAAAAGGTATTCAAGGTCCAGAAATCCGCAAGAAGGTTGTTTTGCGGGTACTAGAAACTATCCTTTGATACGATAAAACTTGATGGCAGTTACACGACTGCTGTCATCCACAATTCCACCTTTAAAAATCTCCAATTTGTCTCTCTTAATCAAAAGGGACACTGCTTTGCGTCCCAGTGTTTCACTCAGTCTCAATTCCCGGCAAAGTTGTGTGAAAGTTTTCCATCCATTTCCTTTGGGACGTTTTTCCCTGCTTTTTGCGTATTGAAAATAAAGACGCTTCCAATCTTTTTTGATTGGATTGTAAAATGTTTTGTTTGTTAAAACCCGAGTTGTGGTAAGACTGGTTCCTGCTTTCATTTTGATTCGATTTGTCTTCAATCCCCATTGAAGAAATTTATGGCAATTTTCCGCGCTACTTTTGATAATTTCTACAATTTCAAATTTGGTCTTCCAGTTACCTTGCGGTCTGGTTTCTTCTTTTCTAATTACAGATTGAAGTTCTGTTACCCATTTAGACATAATTTATACCAGATTTTTCTTTCCAAATAATTTTTACTGGGATTAAATCTATAACCGTCAAAAGTTTTCACGCTTTTATTTAATTTGTGTTCCTTTATAAGTCTGAGAATTTTTGATCGAGCCAAACCTGTTTTTTTGGAAAGATCCTCTGCTGTAAACCAATCATTACCTTTGGGCATTCTTTGACGTTCCAATTTATATATGTTTTTTGAAAAATATTCTTTCCATGAGTATTTTTTATGACGATACCACACCGCTTTTTTAACAAATCCTTTGGGTGAACGGGTGGTTCCCACATAAATTTCACATTCTTTACGATTGATTATTTCCGACAAAATGTTTCTGAGCGTGTGATATTTTGCTTTAGTTTTTGCCAGTTCACATATTTGATTCAATTCCATCCAGCCATCACCAATTGGACGCTTTTCATCTTTGCGCATTTCCTTGAAAAGGAAACGGGCCCAATCATCAGTTTGAACGTTTTTGATGGTAAACTTTTTACTCATGGACCGATATTATCGGAACTGTAAATAATGTCAACTGTATACTTTGATGTTTGTTGGAACAATATATTTTCGATTACGTTCTTTAGCTTGATACACTTCGTGGGTATTGTCCATATGAATCAAACCAAAAGCCCAACCATGTTGCCAACGAAGACGGCGCATTTGATTGCGATTGTAGGATGGGGAAAGATTGCTCAGACAACCAATATTCCAACCTTCTCGAACATCTGTGCTGACAGAACGGAAATAGTCGATTGCATGGGTATGTCCAAACAAAACGTTTCCGTATACATCAGAATGTTGTTTGGCACCATGCATGTTGTGTCCATATCCATGAACAAATGAAAGGGAACCGCACTTGTAAACACCTTCTTTGGAATCATAAGGAAGCATGCGCACCCGTTGCTTTTTACACATTTCTTCGATGGATTCAATTCCTTGACGGGCGTAATCCCGTTTCAATCCGCTGCTGGCATTTAAACGTAAATCATAAATTCTTTCATCGTGATTTCCTCGCAGAAAAACACGTTCACTTCCAAACGAAAAAAACTTTTTGAAGAAATCTTTTCCAGCTTCCCAATCTTCAATCATGCTTTGACTTTGCTCGGTATCTACATCACAATTTTTACGGATAGCACGAAAATCCCATACATCTCCGACGCAAACTGTCAGATCCGGTTTGTAATCCCGCATGAAATTAAACAAACAATTTAATGCTTGTGGATCGGATTCGTCACCGTGAACGTCCCCGGCAGCAACGAACTTTATTGGTTTGGCCATATTTTTATTTTACGGATGAAAGCGTAATTTCAAGAGGTAGTCTCTGGAATATATTTATTAAGAATTGGTAGGATTTTATTTTCCAAATTATTAAAAGCATTGTTGGCATCAATTTTTAAATTAATAAGATCTGCTTTTTCTCGGTCATCCAGCTTATCGATAAGAAGAGCTTTGCGAATCAAATCAACAAGATATTGAACACCTTGTGTATCAAGTTTAAGAGCATCTTCAGTTGGTTCTTCTGTGGCCGCAGCTTCTGGTTCGGTCACATCTTCAGCTGCATCCAAAGTTGCGGGTGGTTGTTCGTTCAACAAACCGTATTTGTTTTTTAAAATATCATCGAATTTCATTTAATTGTTCCCAGTTTGCTTGTCAGGTTTTTTGCATATTTTGAAAATGCATTTACCACACCGGCAGTTACCGTGTCCAAAGTTCTTTTTTGTTGAGTACTCATTAATGTTCTTAGCACTCCGATATCAGATTGACTCATGGCTTTAGGATCAAGACCTGCTGTTGCGGACTCTTGATCTTCCTCTTCTTCGGATTCAGAACAAGGGTGAACATTTCCTTTTGGATCAATTTTGAATTTACCCTTTTTACCATCCACATCATAGCTGACAACTGCATTTAGCTTTTTAAGACCTTCATATTTGGCTTTACCAGAAGAAACCATTTTATCCACTACATTTTGTTGAACTTCGGAAAGTTCTGCGGGTTTAACATCCAATTTAAAATATTCTTGTTCCAACAACTTATGAAATCTTGACATGTAAGTATTTACTCTAATTTCATTGAATAATTCTTTTTTAACACAGAATTGGACAGGTTGTATTCTTTTAATACCTTTTGTATGTCCTTCATGCTGAAATTTTTACTACTTTGGAGCAAAATGGAATTTATGATTTTACTGGCTATTGTTTTGTAAAAAACCTTATCGGTAGATATCAATTTACTGAATTGAACGAAAGATCCTTCATATTCGATAACGGTAAAGCTGAGATATTTTTCAAATTTTTTAAGGATCTTGATGCAAACACTAAAAACTTCTTCTGAATCAAAGTGCTCGCAAATTTCCAAATCTTTCAAGCTCTGTTCAGAAACAACAAACACAATGTCCTCGGGTTGACGTTTGATCACAAAATTAGACAGCAAAAGATTTGCCAATTGATACACCAGTATGTTTTTGGCGTCCTTGTTTTTCTTTAATGGTTTTTCAAGAAGCTTAAACTTGTGACAAGAATCCAAAATCTTGGTTTCCAGTTTGTTTGAAAAGGCATCCCAAAAATCCACAAATACAATATTATCTTTTTTCTCCATCTTTAAACCAGTATTCCTTTGGCTTTCCGAGCCTACAATTAATAATTCCATTATAATACTCCGGGTTTTTTATCACTTCGTTCTGAATTTGCAACTTAATCTCTTCATAACCCAATTCCCATTTGCTGCGGCAAAACCGAAGTATTTCAAACCGGAAATTTTCTTTTCCATATTTTATGATATCTTCATTTAATTCTCGGCAAGAACCGGTATAAGTTTTCCAATCACTTTCTGAATATGAAATTTTACTGTTCTTTCGGCTTTTCAATTTTGTTTTTTTGCGAAACTGTAGTTGTTTTTTTCCAATATATTTGCGGTTATTTTTAAGATTTGTTATCAAATAAATGAAACCAAAGCTTTCTGGTTCGAAATTTTCACAAATCCAGTGACCATTATCACTCATGGATTACATGCTCCGACGCTGTATGAGAATCTTCTTTTTTTTCTTTTTCTTGCCCTTTTTAACTGCACCAAAAGCAAAAGGAATACGGGCATCCCCGGGCGCATAGTTGTCACCACTGCTGATTTGAGATGGAGGGTTAAAAATACCACCTATGCTTGGCCCTCCTCCAAACACACCCCCAACGCCTGCAACGTTGTCTTCGTTTAGTATTTTGGTAAAAATGTTTGAAAAAAGACCCATATCAAGTATTTATATATTAATGGAACCAGAAAAACTGCTAGAAGAACTAAAACAGTTTCTTCAGTTTGATGAACTTAATTTAAAAGAAAAACAATTGATGCTACCCAGCATCAAACACAGATATGCAACCATTTACATTCAAACAAAACGGGAACTGGGTGATTTGCATACAGAACGCAAACGCATGTTGCGAACTGTGGTGGATGAAATAAACCGGGAATCCCCGGTAAAACTCAGTTTAATTTCTGCTGAAAAACTGGCTTCAGATCATGAAATCGTTTCAGAGATAGACAAAAAGATAAAAAACAACGAACTGATATTGGAAATATGTGAAAAAAGTGAAAAGATTCTAAGCTCGGCAAGCTTTGACATCAAGAATCTGGTTGAACTAATCAAACTCGAAACAAATTGAACCGTATCTATCTGGACAAATCCAAAAGGTTTGGGATGATAGAATCTCCGCATATTCGGATGATTCGAAATCATTTTTCGTGTGAAAACAAAACGGCAAAGCATATGCGCCGAAAAGGTTATTATGTTGCGGATCGGTTGTATGCCATAACGCCATCAGGAAGGTTTGATTTGGGTTTGTTCTTTTCCATCGTTAGATACATGACAGAAACGCTGGGGTTGGAGCAAGTAGCGATTGATTCTGAGGTTTTGCTTAAAGCCAATCCCATAAGATCAAAAATTGATGTGGAATATTTGCAATATGAACCACGGGATTATCAAAAAGAAATGTGTGAGAAAGCTTTTAAGTTTGGAAGAGGAATATTTGAAGTTGCCACCGGAGGAGGAAAAACTTATGTGATGGCTTTATTGTGTCACAATCTTTTAAAAAACAATCTGGCCAAAAAAATTCTTGTACTGGAACCGGATTTGGGTCTTGTGGAACAGGTTTATGAAGAATTTGAAAAGTGCGGACTAAGAAGTGATGTAAAGAAATATACAGGGGAAAACGATTTTGACGGAAATTGCCAAGTGGTGATTGCCAATATAGGTGTATTGAATGCTCGAGGGGAGGAAAAATTAACAGATTGTGATGTGATAATCATTGATGAAGCACACAAATACAAACGAGGAAACAAGATCAACAAGGTTTTGGACAAGATAGATGCCAATATACGGTTTGGATTTACAGGAACTTTACCGGATGAGAAAGAAGATGTGCTTTGCATAGAGGGGAAAATAGGACCGGTAATTTACAAAAAAACCAGTGTGGATCTTAAAGAGTATCTTTCCCAAGCAATCTGTAACGTGATTGAACTGGATTATGAAAATCAGCCCGAATGGTGTTCGCCAGATGACATGAAAAGGTATCGGCAAGAATATGAATTTATAATAAACAATGACTCTCGAAATAAAATTATCAGCAAACTTAGTTGTAATTTGCAAAATAATACGCTTGTTTTGATAGATCGAATTCAGCATGGATTGGATTTGCAAAAGGTTTTGGAAAAAATTTGTGAAAACAAAAAGGTGTTTTTTATACGGGGCGAGGTTGAAGTTGAATCTCGAAATGAAATTCGGCGCATCATGGAGCAGGCCGCCAACGTTGTTTGCATCGCCATAAGCAGTATTTTTGCAACAGGAATCGATATCAAGAATCTTCACAATATTATTTTAGCAAACGCAGGAAAAGCTAAAATACGTCTATTGCAAAGCATAGGGCGTGGGTTAAGATTACATCCCTCCAAGGAAAAACTTATGCTTATTGATCTAGCCGACCAACTTTACTACGGAAAAAGACACTTTGAAAAAAGGTGTGAAATATACCAAAAAGAACAAATCGAAACCAAGAAAACAAAATATAAAATCATATGAAGAAAAAAAGAGGACGCAAACCCAAGAATCAACAACAATTATCAGATTGTTCTGATGACAATGTTGATATTAAAAAAATAGCCGCAAAAGTTAAAAAAGAAAAAACTCATTATGTAAATTCAAAAGAATTCGAGGATGGCATTCGGGGTTTTTATGCATCCGGAACACTTACCGCTTATCTGGGCGAGAGTGTCAGCAAGATTGCAAATGGTCTTAGTTATGCCCCCAACTTCATAAATTATTGTGTGGACACACAAACAGAGGCATTAACTCAACGGGGATGGCTAAAATATTCTGAACTTACAAAAAAGGACATTATTTTGTCATACAATATCGATGAAAAAAGATTTGTATGGTCCAAAATACTGGATTTGTATGTTGGAAAATATAAAGGAAAAATGCATCGATTGACTTTGAAAGCACTTGATGCTTTGGTCACGCCAAATCATAAATTTGTTACAATTGAAAATGGGCTACAGCCTGTTGAATTGTTGAAAACCAATAACCATTTGGTTTTAATGGGCAAACATGTTAAACCAAACAAAGCAATTTATAGCAATGCTTTTGTCGAATTGATGGGATGGGCCATAACTGAAGGACATTTTGCACTGGGTAAAAAAACCCACAGCATAACTATCTTTCAAAAGATTGGACCAAAAGCGGATAGAATAAAAAACTGTATGGATAAATTGGGAATAAAATATAAAGTTTATAATTGGTCCAATCCCGAGATTTTGGGATTTTATTTTAATAAAAAATATGCAAATGAGATAATTCGTTTGGCACCAAAACGAATCATGAGCATGGAATTTATATTAAATTTGACCCAAAAACAAAGACTGTTGTTGATTCAAACCATGGTGGATGGTGATGGCAGCACAAGACATAAAGATGACAATCAAAATTTAAGAACTTATGTTCAAAAGTGTGAAAAGCACATGGACATGTTTTTGATTGTTTGCACATTGGCAGGAATCACCGCCTCCAAAATTCTAAGAAAACATCGTTCCAGATTTGGTTACAGTGAATATTTTGTTTCAAATATTTACGACAAACCAAAATTAACATGTCGAGTGGAAAACATAGATATGCACGGAGGAAGACCCGGAGCAGGTGTAACCTCTGTTGGTAAAACAAAAACAATAGGAAAGGCGGGCAAACCAAATCTACCAACCCATCCCTACAATGGAACTGTTTGGTGCCCCACCACCGAGTATGGAACTTTTGTTTGCAGAAGAAATGGGAAAATTTATGTTACGGGAAATAGTTATCGGGACGAAATGGTGGGAGATGCCATTGTCAAAATGATGACGGCCCTCAAGCATAAAAAATTCAATCTGGATTCTGGATACAGCCCCTTCAGTTATTTCACCACGATTGCGTTTCATGCTTTTATCAACAGGATCAAGAAAGAAAAAAAGCATCATGAAACCTTGGAACAATACAAGGAAAAAATGTACATGGACAAAATGATAGAAGGAACGGAAAACACGGGTGGTCACGTTTATATTGATAATGACAACAATGATGACAATTGAAAACACTGACCAAAAAATCACTTCTTTTTGCCGATCTTCATCTAGGCGTTCATCAGAATAGTCCTAAATGGCATCAGCTTGTTTTGGATTGGGCTGAATGGGCTAAGAAAATTGCCGTTCAAGAAGGATCGGAATCAATCATTTGTCTTGGGGATTATTTCCATGATCGGGACCAAATTGATGTTTCTACTCTGGATATTGCAAGAAAAGTCTTGGATGTATTTTCCGATTTCAAAGTTTATTTGATCACGGGTAATCATGACATTTATTTCAAAGAAAAGAATGATGTAACTTCTCTACATGTGTTTCAGGGATATCCGTATGTGAGTGTTGTGAACAATACAACATCATTCAAATATGGGGACAAACAAATCAACATGGTTCCTTGGACAGACTCATCAGATGAAAAGAATTATGAAGCGGATGTTGTACTAACTCATGCAGAATTCAAACATTTCAAGATGAACAACAGCAAATTTTGCGAAGAAGGTTCTGATTTAGAAAAATTTAGTGAAAAGGAACGGTTTATTCTGGCCGGTCATTTTCATATCAGTGATGTCCGTAAAATGAATAAACTAACAGCCGGATATTTGGGAAATCCATTCCAGCATACTTTTGCAGATATTAATAACAACAAATACGCATATATTCTTGATTTGGAAAACATGGATTTAAAAAAGTTTGAGAATGAGTTTTCACCTCGGCATGAAATAGTTCGATATTCCAAAAAAGAAACACCCAAAAGAAAAAATTCTATTGTGCGAGTTATCTTTGATGTGTCTGATACCACAGAAAAATATACGAGCTTTTCCAGTCAAATACAGGAAGAATTCACACCATTTACCCTTCTTACTCAGACTGATTTTGAATTAAAAAGTGAATCTGAATCAAACGAAACCAATATAGGGTTTGAACAGATGCTGGAAGAATTTATTAACGGGATGGAAGTGGAACATAAAAAAGAAACCTTGGATTATTGCAGCAATCTTTACAAAAGGTGTGCCTGATGCAATCTATAAATTTTAAAACAGTTTATATAAAAAATTTCCTTTCTGTGGGGGAAAAGCCCATCACAGTACAGTTTGAAAAGGGTCTTTGCTTGATTACTGGTCAAAATCTGGACAAACCGGAAAGATCTAATGGTGTGGGCAAAAGTACCATAGCAGATGCCATTCATTTTGCTTTGTTTGGAGAAACCATCCGAGAAATCAAAAAAGATCTGATACCTAATTATTACACAAATGGAAAAACAATTGTTAACATCACGTTTGACATATCTAACGACGGTTACGAAATAATTCGCACAATCAATCCTACCACCGTTAAACTGATAAAAAATTCGGTGGATGAAACCAAAGATACCATTGCAAACACAAATGAAACAATTCAAGCTCTGATTCACTGTACAAGCAAAATATTCAACAATTGTATTTCACTGGGTATCAACAGTAGCAATTGTTTCATGAACATGAAGAAGTCTGAAAAGAGGGAATATATCGAATCTATCTTGGATTTGGATATATTTTCAGAAATGACAGAATTGTGTAAAGGTGAACTTTCAGAGGAAAGAAAAATTCGAGAAGGACTAAATGCCAAAAAAGAAACCTATGAATCTATTCTGGATGATTATAAAAAACAAAAAGATGAATTTGAAAATAAAAAAAAGAAAAACGTTACTGAATTGGAAACAAAAATAAAGTCTCTTCAAACAAATATAAGTGTATTAAACAAAGAAATTGAGAATTTGCAAAAAACAGAACGGATTGATTATTCTGAAAAGATAGAACAAGCCAAAAATGCATTAAAAGTTATTGAACAAAAAGCAAATGAATCAGATAAAAATATCACGGCCAAACAATCTGAAATCAAAAGCATTCAAAAAAATCTCAATGAAATCAAAGAAAATATTGATGTTTGTCCTTCATGCTTGAGGGAAATTGATGAAAGTTGCAAGGATCATGTGGAAAACCGAAAAAAAGAGATGCAACAACAAATAGAAAAAAATGAATCTCTTATTCTCGAAGAAACCGAAAAGCGTAAAAAAATACTGTCAAAAAGAACCGAGGCAGAGAAAATAATAGACACTCTTCAAAAGAGGGAAAAGCAATTTGAAAAAGACAATTCCAAACAAGAACAAAACAAAAAGCTGATCGAGCAAATAGAATCCTCCATCAAGGATGTTGAGAACCAGATTGAAAAAGAAAAGAATCGAACAGAGAATTTTGACAAAACCATAGAGGATAACAAAACCAAACTGGGTGATTTGCAAAAAAAGATAACCGAGGCAGATCAAAGAATTTATATTTTAAATAATAGTAAATTCATTTTAAGCGATGAAGGTCTTAAAAGCGTATTTATTTCTAAAATAATAACCCTTCTGAATAATAAAATAAACCATTATCTAAACAAATTGGATGCCAATTCCCGAATAACATTTGATCATTACTTTGAGGACAGTCTTACAGATGCCGTGGGCAAGGTTGCAAGTTATGCAAACCTGTCAGGAGCAGAAAAGAAGGCGGTGGACTTGGCTTGCATGTTCTCTTTTATGGAAATGCGAGAACTTCAAAACTTTCCCATGTTTAATTTTGTGCTTTTTGATGAGATATTTGACAGTAGTTTTGACAAGAAAAGCGTACAACTTATCACGGATATATGTGAAGAAATTGCCCAAAACAAGTGTGTTTTCATTATTAGTCACCGGAAAGACGCAATTTATTCAAATAACTACAAAACCATAAGCTTGCAAAAGAAAAATGGCATAACAAACCTGCTTGAAAATTAAAAATATATATTAATTAAATTTATGTTTACACCGGGCAATCCTTACGTATCCAATCCTTTGCTTCAAGCAGCAAGCCAATACACAAACAAAGCAGTTCCCCGTCAGCTTACTCCTACTCCTGCACAACCTGACAATATTCCGGACCGGGGAATCAACTATCTGGCAGATTATAGTGGCTGTGGTCATTGGCGTTTGATTTGGCCCGAAATGATCCTTAATGCTCACAACAAAATGACCATGCACAGCACGACTGTGATGTGTCTGGATCCTCGTTATTATATTCATACCAAGGCAGTTCGTGTACAACGACAAGCAACCGAACATCAGCTTAAGTTTGTTCAGTTTTTGAAGCAGATTGGAAAGGAACAAGGTTTTCGTCTCATGTATGAAATAGATGATCTTGTGTTTCATGAGGATATCCCAGACTATAACAAGTTCAAAACAGCTTTTATTGATCCGAATATTCGCAAACAAGCCCAAGCCATCATGAATGAGTGCGATGAAATTACTGTTACATGCAAATTCATGAGGGATTACTATGCGGAAAAGACAGGACATAAGAAGATTACCATCATTCCCAACTATCCTCCCAAGTTTTGGATGGGTAATTATTATAATTTAAAGCGTATCAGTGAAAACTATGATGCATTCCAAAAGAAACCCCGTATTCTTTATGCAGGGAGTGGTGCGCATTTTGATGTGGAGAACCGGGTAGGTCAGAATGACGATTTTGCGCACGTTCTGCAGGCAATTGCCGACACAAAAGACAAATATCAGTGGGTTTTCTTCGGAGCGTTTCCCATGATGTTTCGTCCATTAGTTGAACGGGGTATTTTTGAATATCATCCGTGGGCGGAATTATACAATTACCCCGGCAAGATAAACGACATGAAGATCAACATGATGATTGCCCCTTTGCAAAACAATAATTTCAATAAAAGCAAAAGTGATTTGAAATATATAGAAGCTTGTTGCTATGGACTGCCAATTGCCTGTCAAAATCTTTGCACTTATGAAGATGCACCTTTTAAATTTGATACTGGCGATGAAATGATTAAAACAATTGAGCAAGTTTTAAGCAAAAAATCAAAATACATGACACATTGTGAACGGGCCCGGTCTTATGCTGAAAGCAGATGGCTGGAAAATGAGGATAATATCAACAAATATGTGGAATTGTACAAATATCCCTATGGCGATGAAAGAAGGGTGTTGCTAAACAAGTACAATGGTTTAACCTAGACGGCGTGTACAGACATGCCACATATGACCCGTTAAATCACGCCATACGTTTAGCCACATGGTCTGAAACGGGGGAAAGAGTTACCGTAAGTCGGACATATTATCCGTATCTATACGTTGAAACTAATGGTCAGAATGATGAAATATCTTTATATAATACAAAATTAAAGAAAAAGGTTTTCAATTCGTCCAAAGAACGACGATTGTTTGCAGAAAAGGATGAGAACAAACGAATATTTCATAACTTTACTTGTTCTCAACAGTTCCTGATTGATGAATTTTCAACAGAAATAGACAACCCAGACTTTGTTAAGCATCCTTTAAAGATATTTTATCTGGATATTGAAACATACAGTCCGGATGAGTTTCCCGAACCTCATTTGGCCAAAGCTCCGGTCAATATGATCACCATTTATGACAACTTGAGCGAGACTTTTCATAGTTTTGGTCTGCACCCTTATGAATCCCATGACAATGTGGTATATCATCATTGCAAAGATGAGATAATTTTGCTTCGAACCTTTTTGGAATTCTTTGAAAAAGACTATCCGGATATTGTTGCCACATGGAACGGGGAAATTTTTGACATTCCTTATCTGGTTCACCGGATTAACAGGGTATTGGGTGAGGACGAATCCAAAAGATTAAGTCCTTATAAGAATATTATTGCCAAAGAGATATTCACTAAATTCGGAAGAAAGGCGGAAAAGTTTTATATCGAAGGAATCGCCAATCTGGATTACATGAATGTGTACAAAAAGTTCTGTCCGATCCAGAGAGAAAGCTATTCACTCGGATCTATCGGTGCTTTGGAACTGGGAGAAACGAAAGTTGAATACGAGGAGAGCAATTTATCCTCTCTAGCAGACAAAAACTGGAAGCAGTTTGTGCAATATAACATTCAGGACGTTAATCTGCTTGTTAAGCTGGAGGAAAAACTCAGCTATCTGAACATCTTGCGGTCCCTTTCACATGTGGGTTTGACCAATTTGGAGACTGCCATGAGCACAATTAGCATCGTGGCAGGTGCCGTGGCTATACAAGCCAAGAAAAACAACAAGATCATACCCACGTTTCCACACAAAGAAGATGACGGGGTGACAATTGAAGGAGCTTTTGTCAGTGAACCACAACGGGGATTTCATGATGCCGTCATAAGTTTTGATGCAAACTCACTATACCCAAATCTAATTCGAACCTGTAACATGTCTCCGGAAACAAAAATAGGAACCATAGATGGTCGAAACGATGATGGCACCTATACCTTGACCCATGCCAGTGGAAAAAAGTATATATTGACTGAAGAAAAGCTGAATACCTTTCTTGAAAAAGAGAATTTGGCCCGGACCAAGATAGGAACCTTGTTTTATCAAAAAGAAGAAGGATTGGTTCCTCAAATTATTGCAGAAAACTATAAGAAACGTGTAGACATCAAAAGGGAACTTAAGAAAATCAAACGCGAACTTCTTACCCTATCCAAGGATTCGTCCGATTATAGAGAAAAAAAGAACCGGGAATCTGTACTGAATAACAAACAGTATGCCCTTAAAATTCTCATGAACAGTATCTACGGGGCGTTTGCCAACAATTTCTTCTTTCTTAGTGACCGGGATATTGCCAGAAGCATTACTCTCACTGGTCAAACTGTTATTAAACATGCAAATGAGATTATTGAGAACTTCTTTGTAGAATCCGGAATTGACCGGGAAACCTTAAAAGCACATTCCCCCACAATTTATAACGATACAGATTCTGTTTATATATCGATTCAACGATTAATTGAAAAAAATAATATAAAATTATTAAAAAAAGACAATACACTTTCTCATGAAGCGGAAAAATTGATCGAAAAGCTGGAAAAATATATAAATGAAAAGATATGTGATTGGGCCAAGAAGGAACTGAACAGCAGCAATCCCACATTGGAATTTAAACGGGAAAGCATTTGTGATGTGGGTATTTTTATTCAAAAGAAAAGGAATGTGCTTCATGTCATAGATGAAGAAGGCGTTCCCTGCGACAAAACCAAGTATACCGGAATTGAGGTTGTTCGCAGTACCATGACAAAAGAAGTTAAGGTTTTTAATAAAAAGATCATTGAAACCATGCTGAACACCCGTGATCCTTCTCAAACAAATATTATCATGGATAAAATTTACGAAGAATTCCAAACTAAACCAGAAAAAGAACTTTCATTTGTGGTAGGAATTAAGAATTACGAGAAATATGCGGATTCATGCAACGAACTGACAACCGTAAAAGGAATGCCTGTTCATGTAAAAGCTGCTTATTATTACAATTATTTTATCAAAAGATTAAAGCTGGACAAAAAATATGAAAAAATAACCAGCGGAGACAAGATTCAATATTATTATGTACAGCAACCAAACAAGTATGCTTTAACAGTGATGGCATTCAAGAACAGAATGCCCGAGGAATTTAAAGAAGAATTCCCAATGGACAAGGAAAAACAGTTTGAAAAGCTCGTGTCTGAAACCATGCGCAAATTGTTTGAGCCAGTGGGATGGCAGATTCGTGAGCCGAGCCAAATGAATTACGCTAATCTGGAATTACTTTTTTCCGACGACTGATTTTTTACCAGCAAGATCACTGGGTTTTCTTACATTCCGGCCAAACTTTTTCTTAATGGCTCCGATCCAAGCTTGATTTAGTTTTTTAAGACGAGTTACTTCTGCTTTTAACTTATAAGGATCTTCTTCTGGTTCGGCAGGAGTTTCTGCAGTAGTGGCAATAGGAGCAGGTGTAGGGGCAACTGTTTCTGAACCTTTTCTAGCATATACGTCACTACTATGAAGTTTTTCTTTTTCTTCCGGAGAAAGTTTCGCATAATCTTTAGGATCCATTGTTTTAGATGCCGAAGCGGATGAATCCACAACCTTTCCAGTATCAGCGGATGGTTCATCAGATTTTGTTTCAGGTTCTTTTACTGTTTCAGGTTCTTTTACTGTTTCAGGTGTTTTACCGGGTGTACTGATTGAAGTTTGACCGTAAAGAAGTGTTTCAATCGCACCTTTTTGAAGATTGTCAAAATCCATGCTTCCGTGATTCTTGCTAAAATATTCCAAAGCTTCGTCCTTGTTGGCTTCCATGTTTTCATCGGCCCAACGACGGCTATTCAAAAACTTGTCAAACGTATCTATGGCTTTTGCTTTGTTTGTTTTGATGTCCCCTTTCTTTGCAAAACGAGGATACCAGAATCTTGTCCACATATCTTTATATGTGTTGTAACGCATTTTATCTTCGCGTCTTACTTTTAAACCACCCAAGAAATCCATGATACCTTCGTTAAGTTGTTTATCTTCAAGGCGTTTTGCAAGAACATATGCTTCGAATATTTTATGGGACTCTTGATGCATAATATTATTTATTATTGTTGCTTTTTTAAATCATATGGTTAAATGCTCTTATGAATTCAATTCAACCATTCGTAGATCATGTCGGACGTACAATCATTGGTGAAGTTCTTGGCGAGGAGAACGGAAACCTAAAGGTGAAGAATCCCGCCATTCTTCTGGTTCAACCGAATCAGGCTACTGGACAACTAAGCATCCAGACAGTTCCTTTGTTCTTCAAGGAATTTATCAGCCCTTCGGTTCGTGAAACAGTCGGAACTTGGCTTTTCCCCAAGGATAAGCTGGTTCTGACCACGGACATTAAGCTTGAGGAAAGGATCATTGAGCAGTATAGCCGTATTTTCACAACTGCTCCGGCACCTGCCTCTAACCCCGAAGTTGTTCGTTTGTTCGAAGACTAATGAGCGATCTGGATAAAATTCTAAACTGTCTGGATGATATTAATCCAGAAGCTGCTTATTTGTCAGACAACACTCTTAGCAATGTTGATACATGGTATGACACTGGTTGTTATGCCCTGAATTCCATCATCAGCGGGAAACTGCGAGATGGCGGTGTACCCAAAGGCAGAATCATTGTTTTTACCGGAGAATCACAAACCGGAAAAACACTTCTTATCAACAAAATCCTTGGTATTGCACAAAAGCAAGGATTGTATCCTGTCATTTTTGACAGCGAGATGAGTGTTGATGCCGATAGCGGCAAAAGTGTGGGATTGGATCCAGAAAAGACAAAGTATTGTCCGATCTATACGGTTGACGAATGTAAAAATCAAATCAGCAAGTTCCTTGATAACGTGATTGAAAAGAAAGCCCAAGGCAAATTCATTATTAGTATTGATAGTCTGGGTAATCTTGCCGGTACCAAGGAAGTTGCTGACGTTGAAAAAGACAAGAGTGCGGCAGACATGGGTCTTCGTGCCAAAAGCTTGAAGAGCATGCTGCGTATTCTGACTTACAAGGCTGCAAAAGCAGGAGTTACCATTCTTTGCAGTAACCACACCTATGCTGATCCTGCCAGCATGTATCCCAGCTTGGTTAAAAACCAAAGTGGAGGTAGTGGTCCGTTGTACATGAGCAGTGTGATTGTGCAGTTGGCCCGCCGAAACGAAAAACAAGACGAAAAGAACGAGGACGATAAGATTATTCCGGAAGCCAAACAGTATTCCGGGGTGACTCTTCGGGCCATGACCACTAAAAATCGTTTTGTTCCTCCGTTTCTGGAGGTTCCAATTTATTTAAATTATAAAAACGGTCTGGACAAATATAGTGGTCTTCTTGAAATGGCGGTAAACCATGGAGTTATTATTCAAAATGGACCTACTTATACAAAGCCAGACGGCACAAAACTTGGTTATGGAAAAAATTTTAAAAATGATGTTTCTTTTTGGGAAGAGTATGTTATACCTACTCTTCAGGAGAAATTAAATGTCGCTTACAAATACGCAGCCACAGCAACAGAAGAATGAAAAGGTCATTTTCATTAGTGCCACTCGTGGAAGCAAAGACGGCACATCGTTTCTAAAAAGCATCACCAAAGTTCCCGGGGCAGAATACGAAATCATAGAAAACAACACAGAAAAGCTGTGTGTTGTTTACAATCGGGCCATTCACAAATACATGGATAGCCATGATATTATATGTTTCATTCATGATGATGTTTATATAGATGATCTTCGGATCGTTCATAAACTTCTCAAAGCCAGTAATGAGGCAGGATATGATGTTATTGGTTTGGCCGGAGGAATAAATCCGGTTATCCGTGCCCCGGCATTATGGCATCTGATGTGTGATCGAATCAATTTAAGAGGAGCCGTTGCACATCCTCATGACAATAACAGTATTTTCATGACAAGTTTTGGGGTGACACCCTGTGAAGTTGACCTTATCGACAATCTTTTCATGGCGTTTCGCACCAAGCTTTTCAAGATAAACAGCAATTTCCGGTTTGATGAAAACAATCCTTGTCACACCCACTTCACTGATATTGATACCTGTCTTGAAGCAAAAAAATATAATTATAAAATAGGTGTGTGGCCCATATGGGTTTTGCATGCAAGTCCGGGTCTTCGCAGTTATGAGGATTCGATTTGGCAAAAAGGTCAACAGTGGTTTCTTCAAAAATGGTCAAAGTAAACAAAATCGACGCGGATACATTCGAGCCACTTATCATTTATAAGTGTCTGGCGGATGCTTCATATTTGGGAAATGTTTCCCAATATTTGAAACCGGAATATTTTAAAAATGAAAACATTCGGAATATTGTGCAAATTATCACGGATTTTCACGAAAAGCACAATTCACCTCCGACCATAACAGAGATAAAAAATTATTTGGTAAACGACAAACTTAAGGTTTCTTTCAAAAATGTCGTGGAAGAAATTTCAAAACTGGACAAAAACCTGAATGAAAAGGAGCTTTTTCAAAACACCGAAATCTTTTTAAGAGAAAAAGCAATTTTCAATGTGATGATGCAAGCGCTTGAAATGAGCGAAAAGAATAATATTGATGCGTCCGAATTGTTGGAAAAAACACAGGAAGCATGCAGTATTAGTCTCACCAACGATCTGGGGTTGGAATATTTCAATCACATTGAAAAGGTCGCCACCGAACTAAACAAGGTGGAAAACTATATTTCCAGCGGATACAAATGGATAGACGAAAAGCTTGGCGGTGGGTTTCTTCAGGAAGGAAAGGCGCTGTATGTTTTCAGTGGCCAAACCAACGTGGGTAAAAGTATTGTTCTTGGCAATTTGGCCAGCAACATATGTTCTCAAGGAAAAACTGTTCTGTTGGTCAGTTTGGAAATGAGTGAAATCATGTATGCCAAACGTCTTTGTGGTAATTTTTCGAATATTCCAATTTTCTCCCTTAAACACAAACTGGATGATTTGAGAGATGCCATATCCAAATATGTGCGGGAAAATCCCAAGGCTAAACTGATCATCAAGGAATTTCCCCCTAGCACGATCACCATCGGCAATCTTATTGGATATGTGAAAAAGCTGGTACAGACCGGAATCAAACCGGACGTGATTGTTGTTGATTATGTGAATCTTTTCACAACATCATTTGGCAACAATTCCTATGAAAGAATCAAACATATAACAGAACAGCTGCGTTCTGTCAGTTACGTGTTCAATGTTCCGGTCATTACCGCCACTCAATTGAACCGAAATGCCTTTAATCAAAGCAATCCCGGATTGGAAACCACCAGTGAAAGTATGGGATTGGCCATGACAGCAGATTGCATGTTTAGCATTTGGCGGGAAAAAGAAGATGAAGAACTGGGAAGAATCAATATTGGAATTCAAAAGAATCGTCAAGGTCCGGTTTTTGGAACCGCTTCTTTTGCGATTGATTATTCCACCATGCAAATTCGCGAAGAAGTAAAAACAGAATCTGCAGATGCCATCTCCAGCACAGAAAACAGTCTTAACGATTTAATGGAATGAAAAAGACCCGCATACTTTGTGATTTTGATTTGGATGGAGCTGGATGCTGTTTGGTGGCCAAATGGTCGTCTCCAAATCAGGAATATGATATTGTTCCCACAAATGAAGATAATCTTGCCGAAGACATAAAAAACAGCGACCCTAGAATTCCTCTTGTTGTTTGTGATATGACGTTTGATCAAAAACATGTTGATCTGGCAGATCGCCCAAATGTTTTATTCATACATCACCACAAATTGCCCCATCCCGTTACGTCCAAAAACTGTAAAATTATAGCCAAACAGGAAACATCTTGCACCAAACTTTTTGCTGATAGTCTGAAATCCCTATTGAATGATAATCAAAAAAAGATGATTGAATATATCAACGATTACGACAGTTATAATCTTGTTCATAAAAAATCATTATTTTTAAATATGGTGTTTTGGTCTTACACCGGAAACAAATTGGAAAAGTTTATATCTGCTTTTGAAGGGGGCGACCGGGAATTTACATCTGAAGAAAAGAACATGGTACGTCTTTATCTGGATAAAATGCTAAATGTTGTAAAAAATTCAGAACCTCATCTGCTTAAAACAAAAAATTTTAATATAATAATTTTTTATGCTGATTTTGCAATAAATGAAATATGTGCAGAATTTTGCAAAAAATATGATACCCATGCAGCCGTAAGCATAAACAAAAACAACCTTTCTGCCTGTGTTCGAATCAATAGAAAGAAAGATTCGGACTTTGATTGCGGTGTTTTTGCCAAAATATTTTTGGATGGGCATGGATACAAAAACTTTGCATCCGGCAAGATTACTGAAAAGTTTGTTGAATTATCCAGCAAGTTCAATAAGATCTGATATGGAAAAGACCATCATAGACAAGGAAACAGAATATTACTTTCTTTGTTTCTGTAGTCTCATGTGTATTTTGGCAGAAAAGAAGCTGAATCTTCCCAACGTTTTTATTGCTTTTCTAAAAAACAAAAACTACCGAAACCTGTTCAAACAATTGTTGCATGTGGAAACCGACCATGAATGTGTGAAAATCTTTATTAATTTCGACCCGAATCTGCACAAATCAAAATACATAACCAAATTTTTAAACAAGAATAAAAAGCTGAAGCTATCGTGAATCACGATTTGCTGGACATTTACAACTCGTTCATTCGAGCATATCGCACTGCTAATTCTGCTCCTTACCGGGCACGAAAAACCTACGACACGTTACCACAAGAAGTTAAAAACAAGGTTGAACGCATAAAATTGTTTTTTGATTCTTATGACATTGATATCAATGATTTTTTTGAAGCTCCTTATTTTCTGTATCCCGACACAAAATATTTCCCGTTCGATTACTATCTTTCAAGAAAAGCGGTAAAAAGCTACAGCGATTTTGAAAAACAATTACTCATGTTGGGTCCAGACAATTCCCGCAATCTTATCAAAATAAAAAATTCAGCCAGTTTCATAAAGAAATTTCTAAAAGAAAACAGCATAAATTTATACCAATATTTGGAATATAAGAAAGATAAAGTCCCTTCTTTCATAACTCATTTAAAAAATAAAAAAGTTTCTGTTTATTTTCTTTTGGGTTTGGATGGGTTTCATAAGGCATTTTTCAGCTTTGATTCCAACCTTTTAAGATTCATTGTGCCAGACATTTATGAAAATTATGAATTATATAATGTAAAGTTTGCCAACAGCAAACATGGCCGGATACTGGTAAAAAGTATTTTAAATAAAAAGATTCTTGGTTGACATCTAAACTTGTATGTTAAGATAAATTCATGAGTAAATTCACATCATCTATGTTTGAAACGCTTAAGGAATCCCTTACCAAGAAAACGGAGGGAACCTCAAATAGTGGTCTTTATAAGCACATTTTGAAGCTGGAAAAGGGGAACACTTATGTTGTTCGCCTTCTTCCTAACCTAAAGGATGCCAAAAAGACATTTTTCCATCATGTTCAACATGGTTGGACCAGTTTTGCCACCGGTCAGTTTGTGAGCGCATTGTCACCCACAACTTGGGGCGAAGTGGATCCTATTGGCCAAACCCGATACAAGATGCTTTACAAGAGCAATAATGATGCAGACAAAGTAAAGGCAGCTGAAATCAAGCGAAGCGAAAAGTGGCTGGCCAATATTCTTGTGGTTGAAGACCCAATCAACAAGGGTAACAATGGCAAAGTAATGATTCTACGTTTTGGAAAACAGCTTCACAAAATTATCATGGATGCAATCAGCGGAGAAGAGAGTGAAGATCTTGGTGACCGCATTTTTGATCTTTCTGAAAGGGGCTGCAACCTGAAGATCAAGGTGGAGGCACAGGGCGAATATCCCAACTATAGCAGCAGCCGATTCACATCTCCAAAAGCAATCGAGGGTCTTGATAACAAGGAACAGGAGAAAATCTATGAATCGGTTTTTGATCTGGAAGCTGTTTATCAGAAAAAGTCACAGGATGAACTGCAGAAGCTTCTTGACGAACATTTCTTCTGCAACATCAGCACTTCACCGGCTCCGGTGAAAAAGAAGGATGCTGCTGTCAATAATAGCGATCTTGTTGAAGAAAAGGTTCAGGTCAAGACCACCATTTCCTCCAAGAAGGAAAGCAACGAAGAGGATTTGATTAAGAATCTTCTGGACGGTCTGGAATCATCTGAATGAGCCAACAGATCGATCCACGCATAGCCAACGTGGTCTATAATTTCTTGGGTAATACTCTTGCCCAACTGAATGAAATAGACAAAAACAATTTGGGAAGCAGCAGTCTTAAGGCTGTAAAAACTGATCCTAAAAATGTTTTCAGCATGAGTCATGATGCCAGCATGAACTTAATGCCTGCAAACATGCAGGTTCTGCCCGAACCTCCACAGGTTCAACAGCCTGAAATGCATTCCATTCCACAAGCAACGGTTGTGAATGCTGGACTGAACATTCCCCACACCATTCCAGTTGCAACTCTTCCGGTTACACCCCCACAACCAAGAGTGGAATTGCAAATAAAAAATAGCGGGGATGTGAAAAAAGAAATTGATAATATTATTTCAGCGTTAAGTAACATCAAGAACCTTTTGGATGAACCGATTCACGATTGAAAATAAGAACAAATTTTGCAGATACTTCTTGGAGCCGCTTCTAAAGCTGAATCCAAAATGTATTCTCAAAATTCAACCGGATCAGGTACAAGCCAAAAGCAGCTATCCGGATGGTAGTTTGTTTTTGGAAGCCACTGGAAACATTGATACTGACATCACAGATGAAAAAGAATTGGCATTTGTGGATTTGTCCCGTTTCATAAAGACTCTTGATTTTGTACAAAAAGATGTTATCAGCTTTAAATTGGAGCACAATTACCTTTCATACAAAGACACCACTAACCAGTTCATGATGCAGTTGTATGATACCAAGGTTGTAAGCAAACCCCGATTGAGCTTTGAAAAAATAAATGCTTTACCTTTTGATCTGGAAATTGATCTGAACACGGATGTGTTTTTTGAAATAATAAAGGCAAGTGCCATTTATCCAGATCTTAATAAATTATATTTTAATTTTGCAAATAATAATTTGACAATTCAGCTTTCAGACAAACAAAAAAACCAATCGGATGGTTTTACCCGCACCATTGAAAACATGCCATCTCCTAGCGGAGATTTGGATTTCATTCTTCCGTTGGATCCGATAAGGGTTATTTTGTCAAATAAGATAGAAAAAATAAAATTTCGCTTCCATAAAGCCAGCAGCCTAGTAAATCTAATATATGAAACCGACGGAATCAAAATGTCTTATGTTGTACCCTGTCTAATCAAATGAATAATCAAATCAAAAAACGCATCAGCAAAAACAAAGTACGCACACCCAGTTATTTCATCAAGCGCCTTCGCGATAATGGTTTCATCGTATGGAAGGTATTTCAACAGTATGCAAAAATGGACACACGTTTGTGGACCATCATTGTTGATCCTTGCAATAGCAGCACATTCATCACCTGTTATCAGAACAAGGATTTCAACGGAGACATCATGTTTGAAATCAATGACGGAGGAATTCGGTTTGTGAAAAACTTCAGCCTTCGAACTGATAGTATTGAAAGTGTGATATTGCTTCTTCTTGAAAAAGGAATTGGTAATAATGCAAAGAATAGTAGATTTTTCAAAAAACCGGTAAATACTATCAGTGAAAAGTCCGCGCAAGAAGAGCAACAAACAGTCAACAGCATCTAATTCTCTTTCCGCTAAAAAGCCCGAAATCCCGGTTCGCCCGGAAAACATGGAAAGTTTAATCAAGAGCACATTGCACAATTATCTGCAACAAAAGCTGGAACTGAAAAATGAACGGGCCACTGACATTTCACATCTGGACAGTATCATCAGTGAATATCTGGATTGCTTTATTATCATTGGTTATGACATGCTCAATAGTCAAATCAATTTCATTCATGCCAAAGATCAAAAAGATGCTGATGCTTTGAGTGCCGCCATCAATCGATTTTTTTATCAATCGCAAAACAACATTAAACCAAAAAGCAACGATGATTAATAATGCGCTGATACTCGGAGGAGGGTTTGTGGGAAAAAGCATGACGGCCAAACTTAAAAGTTTGGGACATGTGAAAACTGTGGACATGGTCCGGCGAGAATTTCTTGATTATACTCAACCGGAAAAACTGCGAGAATATCTGGAAAAAGGAAAACCAGATTATTTGATCAATGCGGCAGGTTACACTGGCGTTCCAAACGTGGAAGCTTGCGAAAGCAATTGGCAAGATTGTTATTTTTGGAACGTTTTGGTTCCGGTCCGTATTGCTAAAGTTTGTAAAGAACTGGAAGTACCTTTTATCAACGTGGGTAGTGGTTGCATTTATGACCATCAGGACAAAATTTACAGCGAATATGACATGCCTAATTTCGGAATATTCAGCAATCGCAGCAGCTTTTACAGCAAGTGCAAACATCTTTGTGAGGAAAAGCTAGAGGATTATCCCTGTTATACATTTCGTATTCGCATTCCTTACGATGAAAGTTACACAACCAAAAATTATCTTTATAAACTTTTAAAATATGACAATCTGATCAGTCTTAAAAACAGCATCACCAGCCTGAATCTTCTGAATGAATTCACGGATTTTTTCATCAATCTGGATAAAAAGCCTGATTATGGCGTTTACAATGTGGTCAACAATGGTGTGATTCGCGGACAGGATGTGATTCAGCTTCTAAAGGAACATGGTCTGGAAAACAAAAACTGGAAAATATTGGAATATGATGAAATGAATTTTCGGGTAAACCGAAGTAACTGTATGCTTTCTCCCATGAAAATTGAAAGTCTGGGATACAAACCAAAATATGTGATGGATGATCTTAATGAAAACATCCGGGGGTTTGCCAATGCTGTCAAAAATATTCAAGCTGATCAAGCTTAAAACATACAGGCGGGGCGACTTTTTTGCCATAACCAAAGGCAAATATGGAGGGGAATTTTGGGTACTTATAAACAAAAATGAAAAGGATTATGATTTCCTTTCTTTACCGAATATGATTAAACGAAACGCTCCTTTTGAAAAGATTGATATGGGAATTAATTGTAAAATAATGGATTTTATACAAAATCTTCCCTCAAAGGTGTTTAAAGTTTGTGAAATGCAGTATAAAAAAGCAAAATAATTATAAATAATAATATGATCAAAAACGTACCATTTGTGCAACCCAAACCCCAAGTAAGTCCCATTTCTGGTCAAATGACCAAACCTGTTATTGTGGAACGTCAGGTGGGCAAGAATATCATGAAAGAAGCACAATGGATCGATCCTGCTTCTGGAACACTCTTTCTGCGCGGTATTGTCAGTGTGGAAGAGAAAAAATAACTTTTTGCCGTGAGTCGTGCAAGCATACTGGGAATACTTGGTTTGTCCGGGTTTAACGCACCGGGAACTGTATTTGTAAGCCGAGGAAGCACAGCCCAGCCAACATTCAGTGCAGGTCCGGTTACAGCAGGTGTTTCCAATTTAAATTTCGACAGAAGCGGTCCTTTAACAAGAATAGCTTCAAATGCCAGTACCGGAGTGGTCACACTTTCAGCTGTACCAAGTCTCACCGATCTTCAGGCAGCTGATTGGACTAATGGAAGTAACATATCAAACTGGGGTACATTGCAATCCTATCTAAGTGCGGTGGCTTATAGCAATCGCAACATCTCAGCCAGTGCAGTCAATTTCCGGGTATTTGGAACCACAAGAGGTTATAGCAATTCATTGCTTGTGCACCCAAACGGAAAGATATATATGTTTCCGTGGGACACCACACAAACCACACAGGGGTATGTGATTGATCCGAATAGTGAAAGAATTATAACTACTTTTTTCCATGGAGCAGGTTCTTCTACAGGATCTATAAAAACTATGCTTGCACCCAACGGAAAAATGTATATGCAGGGTGCAACAACCCGATTAATTGTTTTGGATCCAACCACGAATACTGTAAATCAAACAATTAATACCTCTCCTTGGACATTTGGATTTACAATGTTAGCTCGAAATGGTAAATTTTATGAACCTAAAAAAAATTCAACAATTACAGGAGTAATATTTTTTGATCCTGTAACAGAAACAACAGGAAGTTTTTCAAGTGTTGTTGATACAAATTTTAACGGATTGCAACTAGGACCAAATGGAAAAATTTATACCATTCCTTATTATGGAACTATTTTTACAGTCATTGATCCAGATGCTGGAACTTCTTCAACTTATGGTTTCGTGGGGGGATATACGTTCGGCACATTTGGATCTGTTATGGATTTTGAAGGAGGAGTACTTTCCATAGATGGCAGAATATTTTGTATTCCTCATAATACGGGTAGTGCAGTTCCTGCTTCCAGAATAGGGATTATAAATCCGCAAGATAATAGTACCACCACAATTCCAGCATGGACAAGTGCCGCAGGTAGTTCTGTAAACGCTCAAACTGCATTTCTCGCTCCAAACGGAAAAATATATACTGTTCCTAATCAGGACTCTTTTGTTGTTGTGATCGATCCAGAAACCAACACAACCACCAAACTCATACCCAGCATAGGATTTCCCACCCTTCAAGCCCAAGGAGGTGTGATACATCCAAACGGCAAGGCATTTTTTGTTCCCTACGATACCACAGGTATAGGTGTTATGGATATGCGGTTAAACAATAATTGGAACATAAATGTTTGCACCAATCCAATGTTTAATAAACAAAGTTAATAAATATAATATATGACAATTTACATTGATTGTGGAACATATTATGAAACAGGTGATGTGGTGATTTGCCGCATGCGCAAAGATCAACCTTTTAATCCTTTTGGTGGGGGCCAAATTACTTGGGAACAATATGTGAATCAACAGGTTGCAGCTGGAACTGCCCAAGTTGTGCAACTTACCCAAGATCCGACCCGTCTGGCTGCTTATTGGGCAGATGTTAAAACCAAGCGTAATGGTCTATTATCTGAAAGTGATTGGACACAATTCCGGGATGTGGATCTGGCTAATAATGCACAATGGGTGACCTATCGTCAGAATCTTCGGGACATTCCCCAGACTTATGCAAGCGATCCTCGGTTGATTGTTTGGCCTGTCAAACCTTCCTGAATCCTTTAATAATTTAGGCGTTTTTCGTTAAATAATATTATATTATTTTAACGATATGAGTAAGGCATTAAATCTAAGTCTTTTAGCATCAAGAAATAATTTAGGAAATTTAGGTGATGCTTTTATCAGTGAAGGCAACAATGTTGCACCTTCCTTGGGTCCCCTCAGTGCCGGTGTATTAACTTTAAATGGAATAAAACAACTTCCCAGTCAGGTTGGAACCAACAAATCAACAGGGGTTGTAACAATATCGGCGGAACCTCATTTGGGTGAACTGAATGTGCCGGGATGGGATAAAGGACAACACATAACTCAGTGGAGCACACTGCAAACATATTTGAGCGGAATTGCTTTAACAAACAGAACTATTCCGGCCAGCGCAGTTTATGCGGAATTTGTTTCAGTAGGATCCACACCTAATAATGTAGGGGGGTGTCTTGCTCCAAATGGTAAAATATATTTTGCTGCATCAAGTCCAACATATGTTTTCGATCCTGTATCAAACACAGTTTCAAACATAGGAAACATAACAACTGGGGGGAACAATTATATTTCAGTGCTGGCCACTAACGGATTCATATACACTGCTCCAACAAATAGTCCATTTATTCAAAAAATAAATCCAGCCAATAACACAAGCACAAGTTTCAGCAGCACTTATCCTGCAGGATCAAACGCAAGAACTTTTGGAGCTACATTGGGCCCCAACGGTAAGATTTATTGTGCCCCATGTACTAGCGTTACACAAGTTTTGGTCATTGATCCAACAAATAACGATTCGGTAACTACACTTTCAACCAACACTTTGATCGCAGGATCCACGAGATATGTCGGAGCCATAACCGCACCCAATGGAAAAATTTATTTTATTCCCTATAGTGCTTCTTCAGTAATGGTAGTGGATCCTTCAAACAATGATGCAATTGCCACATTTGCATTTGGTAAAAATGTTTCTCAATCATTTTATGGATCTGCTTTGGGTCCGGATGGAAAGATTTATTGTCCTCCAAACGGAGAAACATATTGTTTGGTCATAGATCCTAACACAAACACCTGCTCAAGCATTGTTGCAACTGCGGGGAGCGGTAATTTTACTAATGCAAATACTCCATTCTTGGCACCTAACGGAAAAATATATGCGTTTGATGGTGGTAGTTTATATCATGTGATCGATCCAAGTAATAATACTGCCACAAAAAATATGACATTGGCTGGAGCAGCTGGATATATAGGAACTGCCATAGTCCATCCTTCTGGTAAAGTCATTTTCCCTCCTTACACAGGAACAAGTGCAGTGGTGCTTAATTTCTTAAATAATAATAATTGGTCCGCAAATATATGTACCAATCCAATTTTTAACAGGTAAAAACCATGAGCTTACCCACAGATGCAGCACAGATGGCCCGGGACAACCTGCAAACCGGAACCGGTAATGTGGGAGCCACACCTACCAATCCGTTTTTCAACAAAAACTAAAAATTTATGAGCAACGCAACAAATCTAGCACTTCTGGGACTAAGCAGCTTCGGCAATGCCGGAAATGTATTGACCAGCACTGGTGAAACCACTGCCCCCGCATTCAGTGCAAGCAGCGTGGGTGTTCGGGAAATCCGGGTTGTAAATCAGGTTCTTAGTCGATTGGGTATCGATAAAAGCACAGGAAATGTTAGTGTTAGTGCTCTTCCTGATATCAGCGAAATTCCTGTTCCCAGTTGGATAAATGGAGAACATATCAGCGATTGGAGCACATTGCAATATTATCTGAGTGCTGTGGCCGAAACGAACACCAGTCCGGCCAGTGCAATTTATGGTGAAAGATTTGGATCTGTCCCCAGTGGATTTAAGTCATATAGTCTTACAATTGCCCCAAACGGAAAAATATATGCTTTTGGTGGCGACGCAGGAGGGGCTAATACATGGGTTGTTGTTATTGATCCAAATACAAATACTGTTTCAAGTTTTGGAATGCCGTTTGATACAACCAGTTCAGGGATAGCACAGGGTGTGTTGGCCCCTAATGGAAAAATATATGCTATTCCTTACACCGACAGCATAGTTCGTGTAATTGATCCAAGCAACAATAGCATTAGCAGTATTGGAACCATTGTTGGAACAGTTAATAACCTTAAAATTATTGGTGCAGTTTTGGCTCCAAATGGAAGAATATATACAGTCCCATACAATAGCACAGTCGTTCAGGTAATTGATCCCAACGCTTCAACCATAGCAAGTTTTGGAACATTTCCGTTAAATTCCACATCATCGATTAATGCCAATCAACCTGCATTTTTTAATGGTGCTGTTTTGGCTCCAAACGGAAGAATATATGGTATTCCTGATTCATCTTCTTATTTTTGGGTTATTGATCCGAGCAATAACAGCATAACATCCATAGCAACTTTTCCTGTTTATGCTGCTGGTGGCAATTATTGTTACAAAGGAGCAGTGGCAATTAATGGAAAAATATATACAGGACCGGGATACAGAAGTATTGTTTTTTTGATTGATCCAGATTCCAATACTGTAACAGCTTTAACAACAGTCAATTTCTTAGGTTTTGATATGAGATTGTTTCCTAATGGAAAACTTTATATGCATGGTGGTAATCACGCATCAACAGCCACTTATTTTAGTGTTTTGGATCCTGATAATAACACCATAACTACAGGTATAACGGTTGCAGGATACGCAGGATTTTTAAGTGCTTTTGGATGTGTTGTACATCCAAACGGAAAAGTTTATTATGGAAATGTTAATGCCACTCAATTTTTGGCAGCAACACCTCTTAATAAAAATAATTGGAATCTCAATGTTTGCACAAATCCTTTGGTTCAAATGGGCGGTCCCACCGGGTAAATTATTTTAATTTATTTTTTCTTTTTCTTTAGGTCCCAACGAATCGTATCGTAATTTTGCCAAAACTTTTTGCTTATGCTTCGGGGACGGTCGCCTTTTCCGTTCTGAACCGTGTTTAATTTGGCGGTTTTACCTTTGCTCATTCCAGAAAATTTAAAGGATCCTCTTCCTGTGTCAACATTTCATCTGCTTTTTTACTGACCTGCACAATGCTTTCATCAAACCGATAATTTCCACAAAAAATACAAAATGCACTGTCTCTGGCATTGATATTGTCACAAGCTTCGCATAATTTATAATAAAAAGGATGGCGCTTCACATCCAAAAGCATGCGTTTTCGTTTACTATTCACGATACATTAAATATTTATATGTCCAAAGGTGAAAAGGTAGAAGGAATTGTGAACCAAAAGATCACAGCAGATCTTGTTTTGGACATGTATGAAAAATATAAACGGGAAAAAAACAAAGAAAAAAAGGAGGAGATTTTGCAAAAAGTAAAACTTTTGGCTAAAAATCTAAATCATTATTTGATCATGCCCAAAGATTTTGATAAATATTACAGCTGATGAAAGATTATCTGAAACAAATTGATTTGGAGAAGGTTTATGAAAGCACCATTCGCAACACCGGCCAGATGAGTGCACCTGATGCAAGCCGGATAAATCCGGGAATCAACCGGGACAGTGGGGCCAGCCAGAACATTTACACACCAAACGACTACAGGATTGGTGAAAACGAGGAAGGCGAGAAAGAAACCAAGCTACGGGAAGCATTGAAAAAGATCAAAGAGATTTTAAACGGGCTTGATTTGTGAAATTTATTGATTTAACAGGCAACCACTACGGCAGGTTTGTTGTTTTAGCAAAATCTGAAAAAATATCAAAAGCCCATGACAAATACTGGGTATGTAAATGCTCATGTGGAAAAATTAAAGATATTTTAGGTGGTGCACTAAGAAATGGAACAACAAAAAGTTGTGGATGTTTGAGAAAAGATTTTGGTACTTGGAACAAAGGTATAAAAGGTGAAGAATCTCATGTTTATCGAGGATATAAAGGAATACCCAGACAGTTTTATACGGAATTAAAAAGTAATGCTAGTAGAAGAAAATTAGAATTTAATTTGAATATTGAATATCTTTGGAATCTTTTAGAAAAACAAAGTTTTAAATGCAAGATAAGTGGTATTTTTATTGAAATACCATCTATTTATAGAGTAAATTTAACAAATACTGCTTCATTAGATCGCATAGATTCCAGTAAAGGTTACATAGAAGGAAATGTTCAGTGGGTGGATCGTCGTATAAATTTCATGAAACAACGCATGAGCGATAATGAATTTATTGAAGTTTGTGAAGAGGTGGTTAAATATCAAAAAGAACAAAAGGAGCAATCAAATGCCTAGTGAGAAATCAAAAGAATTTGAAATTGCGATGAAGTTTGTCAGGGAAGCTGAAGGGGGATTATATAATCATCCAAACGATCCTGGAAAAATCACAAATATGGGGATTACTCAACGTGATTATCCTTTGCTAGATATTAAAAATCTTACCCGAGAGCAGGCAGATGAAATTTTTTGGCAAGATTACTGGCTTAAAAGTGCGGCTCCGCAAGTTCCGTTCCCTGCCTATATCAGTTATTTTGACAGTTGTGTAAACACAGGTCGTACTCAAGCCAATAAATTTCTACAAAGATGTGTAGGGGCTACAGCAGATGGTATTGTTGGGCCATATACTCGCAGTCTCATGGCCAAGAAAGATCCGAAGGATCTGGCTTTTGATATTATTGATCAACGGCAGACTTTTTATGAAAATTTATCTAAAAACCGGCCCAAATTAAAGGTTTTCTTACTTGGGTGGAGCAACAGGAACCGCAATTTAAGAAAATATATAAAAGATTTGTTGGCCAAGGCTTGAATATCTTTGCAAAAAGATAAATATTATTAACAAAAAGAACAACGTTTTGTAAAGAATCTTCTTTACAATTTTTTGACCCTGATATAATCGGGTCCTACTCTAATGAAAAAAACACTATTAGCCGCAGCTTTGGTCTTGGGGGTAGCAAACAGCTTCAGTCTTGAAGCTGGCCGATGCATTTTGCCTCAACCCATCGTTAAACCCAATCTTACCCCGGCTGAATTCAAAACTTTCATGGGAGATGTGAGTAAACTGACCCGCAATTACAGCAGTGGTCTTTGTGCCAAGTTCACCACGGCCCTATTAGACAATCTGCACGAACGAAATGAACGGGCTTTCCCTCAATTGGATCTTCGGGAGGGTAGATTGGTCCGGGGACGGCAAGGAAGGCAAACCTATCCGGTCACCACCTCAAACAACGGCATCCTGTATGCAAAAAATTATAAAAATGTGTTTGAAAACAATCAGGAATTTGTAAAAATAGGAACAAAAGATGTGATGTCCCTGCCTGAAAACACTATTGTTATTGCAGTTTATCAGCCAAAACACAGTCGCAAGCCCGGACATATAGAGGTGTTATTCAAGAAAAACAAACGACTTTATGCAGCATCCGACAAACTGGGACGTCCTCTTTTTCATCACAAAAATACCTATCGTCAGGTAGACTTTTACTATCCTATTCGGGAGGATGGCCAAATATGAACCGGTTTATTTTCATATTAATAGCTTCAATTTTTTTATATAATATAACTTCCGTAGGCGTTGAACCTGTTAACCCTGTGGGACCTATTGTTGCCAAAAAATTGGATAATTTAAGCGGAAAAGTTGTTAAACAAGGAGTAATTGAAAAGAAAATAAAGGCAAGATTAACTGTATATTGGGCCAAAGGAAGTGGTACAGACAATGACACGGCCCGCAAAAAAAGCTCATCAGGAACACGTCTTCGTGAAGGGATAAGCGTGGCGGTCGATCCGCGCCTAATCCCCTTTTATAAGCGTTTATACATACCAAATTTGGGCATCAGGGTGGCTCATGACACCGGCACAGCTGTTAAACAAAAGAAGGCAAGTGGAGGTAAACTGCCTGTTATAGACATATTTTTTGAAAAAAAGCAGGATGCTTTGAATTTTGCATATAATAACCCAAAAATAGTCACAGTCAGTGTTTATAAATATTAAGGTGAGGTTTGAAGATAGAATAAAACAACTGTTGTTGGAGGTAACACCAGATCTGCCTCCGCCACCTCCTGCCATGGTTCAAAAAGCCGAAGCCGCTATCAAATACAGCGATATTGTGGCGGCTGCGCTTATTGGTGAAGCCGGAGGTGAGGGATATGAAGGCATGCAAGCCGTGATGAATGTGATCATGAACAGGGTAAAGGGGGGCGATCCTTTCCGGGGTGCGGTGGACGTGGTACTAAAACCCAAACAATTCAGCTTTTTTGATGGTTATAACGCCGGTTCAGTGAAAATGGGGGACATTATAACCAAAGCCATGCAGCATCCCCGATGGGCCATGGCCAAAGAACTGGCTCTTGTGGGCATGCAAGGAAAGCTAGAGGATCTTACTGGAGGAGCCACTCACTATCATGTAACCAAAGGTCCCAGCAAAGTGAAACCTTATTGGAGCAGCCCACAATTTGGTGGTAAAAATAAACAAGCCCTAGCGACGAACACGATTGGCAGCCACACGTTTTTTAAGAACATTCGCTGATTTCTTTTTCTTTTTTGCAGGAATTGCAAACAAAATCTGCATGCTGCCCGGATTGCTTGTGTCCCCTTTGAATCCGCTTGGATGTGTTGCTGTTTTGCCCCAATCAATGCTTGTTCCCTGAAAAGTTTTGGGAACCTTGGCTTGAGGACTGATGTTAAAATCTTCAGTGAGTTTTTTAACAATCTTGTCAAAACCTGTCGTCATGATGATGCTTTGATAAGCTTGCGAACAACTGCGCTGGGCTGAATTGTATTGTGACCGTCAGCCGCACCAGATCCTACGGTACCAGTTGCATCCACTGTGCCTTGACTATAGGTGTATGAATAATTTCCGTTTGAATTTTGAATGGTCAATCCTCCCACATAACCAATTCCATTTGGATTAAGCGAACCGGGTTGACGAAATTCTGCCGTAACATCAAATTCACACTTACCTTCTGATTCTGTCAGCACGTGATTTTCTTCACCGCCCGTGCTTCCCACTGCATTTGCTATGGTGGCGGTTCCTGTTCCGCCTGCACCCATGGTCACCCGTCTGCGAAGATCCGGAAGATTGAATGTCGTGCTTCCGTCCCCAGCACCCCATGTGGTTCCCAAAACTGTGAAAAGTTCTGCATAGGTTGTACGGGAAACAGGTGAACCGTCGCATTCCAGATAAGTTGCAGGAGGTGTGCCAGATCCGGCCCAATCAATCACCGTTCCAATCGGATTTGTGGTCACCAAACCAGCAAGAAGAACCTGAAGATCTGAAGGAGTAAGATCTTGTATTTGTCCGGAAGTGTTTAAGCGACCTTTTATCGTGTTGGCAGGTGCGTTGGCAAGCATGGCATTTGTCACGCTATTGTTTGCAACAATCATGCCTTGACTGCCATCATAAGTCAGGCTGCTGCCCAACTTTGTTTTTAAGATCGTATTGGTTCCTATCCGTTCCAGTCCGGCTCCTACTGCAGCACTGGCAAGTTTAGTGGCAAACAAACTGTTATCTGCCACACGAACAACATTGGAAACTTGAATCAGTGTATTATTATCAATTGTGAATTGGCTACCAAATGGAGCAAAAGCGCTTACCTTTGCAAAATCTGTTCCTGTCAGCATATAGGTCAGATTACTGGCTGTATCAAAAACAAAATCACCACTTGCAGCAGCCAAACTGGTATTCAAATTGGTGTCATTTCCTGCAAATGTGGCAAATCCAAGATTCTTGGTTCCTACTGGAATGCCTGCCAATCCACCCGTTCCCACATATAAACGGTTGCTGTCCGTACAATATCCCGGTTCACCCGGTTCCAGTGTAATATTTTTACGTTCGGCTTCCGTACCCTGACGGAATATGATCTTTTTGATTTCAGCAGCCATTATTATTATTTATTTAATATATTGGTTTCTACAATTATTTTAAAAATATTATGATAAATAACTTATATGGTTAAAAAGGCTTATTCTGTGGTCGTGGATGGCATTAATAGTTTGAGGGTTTTTGACGCCAATAACGGCACCACAGTCCGTTCCCTTAAACTACAGGAAACCATTAATTCCAGCCCGGTAGTGGTAGGTGACAGGGTCACGGTTATTGTGCAAAATAGCTCGGGTCATCGCAAAGGTATTATTTTTAAGCTGCCCGGTCTTTCTCAAGTTTTTTCATTTCCAGTGGCTTGAAAAACTTTGTGTGTACCTTACGATACACACATGATGACACTTACATTTAACGATACTGAAAAACCTGCAGATCTAGAAAAGTTCCAGACAATCACCTATCCAACTTTCTTTTTTGGTTTTGCCATAAGAAGCCTGTATGACCAGAAACGTTTAAAAATTAAAAACGAATTCAATCCACAATATATTGTTCACAAATACGGAACCAAACCGGAAGAAATCATGTTTCTTTATGGAATTACCGAACCGGTATCCAATGATGTGTTGCCTTGCATTTATCCATTAAGAAACAATCCTCAGATGAATCATGAGCAATATGAAGCTGTGCTAAAACCTTTGGATGTGGAATGCAGTGATTGTTATTTATTTTTGAGTAAAAATCTGTACCCTGTAAATTCCTTTTATGCGCACAGATTTTTTACAAAATCAAATTTTAAAAACATTTTAACCTATTCTGAAATTCTTGACCGAAATCCGGAACTGCCATTGCATCACACAATCGCACCATTCCATTTGTTTTTACTTACAAATTATTAATCCCCTACGATAGGATCGTTGGGAGGATTGCTACCTCTGATGTTATAAGCCATGTTTTGAGGTTCTGCAACCACTCGATCCGTATTGTTGCAAGCCTGACCAACATTTCGAACATCTTTGTTTTCCGGAAGAAGATTAAGGGGAAGGTTTTTGAACAAATGACTATGGCTATATGTGAATAAACAATCCGGTTGGGATATGTCATTACAAGGTGTTTTGCTCCATACTATGCCCCAATTTCCACAAATAGTGGCCCCGGGCTGAACATAACCAATAATTTTTGCATCAATTGTATTGGTTTGACCGTAAACAAAGCTTTTCTCGGTTTCTTGTATCTCAACCGGGGCAGTAATGTGATTTACCGTTAGTTCTCCTTCAATGTGCGCTCCACCGCCAACCACAAGATTTCGGCTTACCCCTAAACTTGAATCCACCATGACCTGTTCATAGTTGCGTTGACGCAAAACAAGAATATCACTGGTGATGACGGTGCGACTACCGCCATCAATATTCAATTCATATTGTGCGCCTATGTTAACCTGCTGACCTGCCATGCTGGTTATGGTTCCACTCATTTCAATAGGACCCAATGTTTTTATATTAATTCCACCCGCCCCAACCTGAAGGGTATACCGATTACAGGCATTTACCGTGTAGTTTCCCCCGGGAAGATCATCCACGTGCACAGGTTCAATAAGAGGACTGGGTTTTTGATTTTCATAAACACCCTTTTCTCCTATCTGGACCTTATAATTGTAAATCTTACCTTCAGTATCAATACGAATACTTCCAAAATCATTCATGACTTGACCAATCATGTCGAATTTGTGTTTGGGTATTTCCGTGACAAGACTTCCGCCCACACCCATATTTTCCTCTATTTTTGCCAGTTCAACAATTTTTTCCTTGTATAATTGCTCTAACTTTTTCTTTTCTGGATTTTCTTCCCATTTACCGTCCATGCTGCTGGGGCTAATTTGTTGACCTTTACAGACCGGACATTGTGCCGGGGGAGGAAATGCTATTAATTGCGCGGCCGATTGTTTTCCTTGTGGGTCAACCGTTTGATATCCGTCCACGCCGTTGTTATTGAATGTCACAACCGGAATTATGACCTGATTGAATTTGTTGTTTACTGCATAGTATTTCCGGTCTTTGGAACAAACAGGGCAAGGTCCGGGCTTTCCTTTTTGTTTTTGATTGGTACTGCTGACTCGGTTTGGATCACCATCTTTTTTCTTGGTCCGGTCTATTTCAAACAATTGTTTAAGATCCGCAATAGGATCCATCAATGTTTTCCATTGCTGCTGATATTGAGGATCCTGTTCACCCACCTTAAAATAATAATTTCCTTTTACCACTATATCCAAATCACCTCCAACATACAGGCTATTATTACCTTTTACTGTTGTAAATTTGTCCGCCAAAACAAGTTGTTGATCATTCTTTACGGACAACCGGCTCGTGGTGGCGTTGTTAAATTCCAAAAATGAACCGGAATAATGTGTGAGTTTAAGAACCTCTTTAAGATCTGTGTTTACAAATTCAATTACCCCACCTTTTTGAGATAATACAGTTTTGTTCCTGTATGTTTCAGCATCCACTTGTTGAACATTAAGATTGGTGTCATTTTTATCAAAATTTTCATAAGCACCCGGATAATCTTCAGCCACACCATAATCATCCAGAAAAATTCCATTCCAAGCAGTTTGACCAAAACTGGTTGCCCAATAAACAGGACGCATGGGATTTCCATCATAAAAGAAAACCCAAAGATGTGCTCCCACATTAGGAACACAAAAGACACCCTTGGCGCGATTACTATAACCTCCCGGAACATATCCGTAAGCATTTGGATTGACATGAGCCACATTGTTGGCAGGAGCTGAATTGAATGCGTCACTTAACGGAACGGCACCCCGCTCGTAAACATTTCCCGGTTTTTCACCGATACCATCAGTATTTTGACTGAAGGCGGTGGTTTCATAATTTTCTTGTGGTTTGCAGGTGTCGATCAATGAACTGTCACTAATGGATCCAAATTTTTCTGTGGCATTATATCTTCCGCTGGCAGCCCCGCCGAAAAGAGGCATGGCACAGTCCGCCCAAGGCAATATTTTTTTAAGATCCTCTAATATGTCATTGATGCTGCTGTTAAGATTTTGACCTATAAAGTTAAATTCTTTATCAACCTGAACTTCATTCCACTTGTTGTAAACTGTGGGTGTGACGTGGGGTACAAACACTTTGACACGACCACGTTGTTCTGGATCGTTGTTTTGAACTACTATTCCCAAATAATGTCCATCATATCTTTTCATGTTATGCGTTTCCTGCCGCTGCTAAAAGATCGTCTGCAGAACGTGTTTTTAGTTGCTTGTATCCGCTTGGATAATAAGCCTGAATTTTTCTTCCGGACGGAAATTCCACCTGTTGGGAATAAACCCCGCTTTTGGGTGGTTGTACAGTGGCACCTTGTGTTCCTCCCCCTGAAAGTACATTTTTTTCAAAATTCAATCTTGATTGCTCCGTATCAAAATATATATCCACCGTAAGGGTTTTTTCATCCTGTTGTTTTTCATTCGGATCTGGACCCAATGTTAGGGTATATTTGCCTCCATTTTCATCCAATAATCTTTTCATTTTGTCACGAAAATCAGACCAAGCTGCATCTCCACCCTGAATACCAATACATCCTTCTGTAGCATTTCTGGCCCTATGTATCAAAAGACCACTTCGAGTGTCACCTATTGCCGGATCATAAACATTATTCAAATCAAATGTGTCGGCTCCAGCCAAAATGCCTCTCTGACTTCTCCCCAACCGGGCACGTGTTTGGGCTGTTTGATAATTTGAAACCGTATATGATCCAAAAGGAATGTTTCCCCGTCCTGCACCTCCGTTTACAAATTGGTATGTGCCTACTACTTGTCCTTGTGAATTTGTAAGATTTAAAGTTCCAGTTGTTTTGCTTCCTCTTCCTCCTGATCTTGCCTGTTGGTCCGTTTTGGCAAAAGCCGTTCCGGGGGGATATGGTGATTGTGCTCCTGCCTGTGGTTTATCCGGATTGATTCCGCGTTGTATGGCGGCAGTCTGAAGATAAACAGCTTCGCCGGTGTCCATGGCAACACGAGTGCCTATTTCGGGTCGATCAAAAACTATTTTGCTTCCATAAGGAATCTGGCTTGGATCTACTGCACAACTAACACCTTCAATAAGATTGGGTTGATAATCTTTGGATGTGGAACTTACTTTTGCACGGGACCACTTGTCCCCGCCTTTTCCTATTCTTTCTTCCGCACTATAAGTTGTCACCACGGCATTAATTCTAAAATCATTTGGAGATACTGAATTTGGTGTGACCGGACCTGCTTTGACTTGTGTATTGTCTCCACCAGTGAAACTTTTTTGATAGCTTTGTGCATTTTGTTTTACCTGACTGTTTAAACTGGATCCGGCGGTGCTTGCTCCATTTTGTATGAAATTATTAAATGTTTGAGGATTTGTGGCAAGGTCCCGGACAGTTTTTGGTGACAAATTGGATGGAACGCTTGTTCGTATGGAATTTAAAAGAGAACTTACATTGCTTACATTTTGTATTCCTTGCAGATTGTTTGTGACTTGTTGTTTGGCGAAATCAAATGCATTTGCATTTGTATTGGAAAAAGATGAAAATGTATTTGAAAAAATACTTCCGATATCAACCTCTCCTCCGGCAAAATTCGGAATTTGCAGATTGTTTCCAAGTGAGGATTGAACCAAACCTTGCAGCTGATTGGTTATGTTTAACCCTTGAGTTACATTTGCTATGGTTTGGTCCAAAATTTGAGGAGAAGGTAATTGTGGTAAAAAATCAGATATGGGAAGATACAATCCCAGATTGTTTTGAAAATTTGTGACTTGGCTAAACAAATCATTTATGTTTCCGGAAAAATCCATTGAACTGAATATTTGATCCGGATTAAGCTGTGAAAGTTGTTGAGACAGATCGTCCAACTCAGGAATAGACAAAATTTTATTAAGCTGGGAAAGATTCATTTCCGGAGCCAATTTTGTCAATAATGCAGCGGGAATTTCAGCCATAATACTAGAAATATTTATGAAACAAAACCCGTTTGCAATATTGAAAAACCCTTATGGTTTAGTAACATAAAACAGTTGAAAATAGCGTTTTCTGGCCCTCAAGCATCTGGCAAAAGCACATTGATACGGCATTTGCTGGTCAATTTTCTTAACAAAGAAGAATATACCTTTATTAAAGGAGGTGCCCGAAAATTAAAAGATCATGGATTTGAAATTAATGAAAAGGGTACGGATCTTTCGCAAGTTTTGCTTTTCAATTCATATATTGATGATCTTGTGGTAAAACCAAAAGAAACTGTTTCCAAGCATTACATTTATGATCGGTGGTTGTTAGATGGTGTTGTTTACTGTGATTGGAGCGTGAGTATCGGTAAAAATCCTCCGTGGGTATATGATTACGGTCAACTCATGCTGAAAATGTTATACACTGAAATAGACATTCTTTTTTATTGTGACACAGAAGGTGTGCCGGTTGAGAATGACAATTACCGGAATACCGACGAAGAATACCGGACAGTGATACAGGCTATCTTTGAAAACTATCTGAAAGAACCAATAGTAAAATTTAAAAAAGTTGTGAGATTGTCAGGATCTTTGAAGGATAGAACTTCGAAAGTTTTAAGCGAACTGAATTAAGCTTCGAGTGTAACCAGCCGACGATGTTCGGCAAAGCAGAGACGGTTGCCAAATGCTTCATTAGTGGCAGTCACCGTGGTGCTTTGTGTTGTGTCAGTTGTGTTGGTCACATCAACGCGAACACCGTAACCTGTTCCGTTTCCGGAAAGGGCTTCAGAGCTTAGACTGACGATATAAAGAAGGCGTTGAGCACCCAATGCGCAAGGCTGTCCGATTGCGGAAAGACTCACTGTGATAGGGGAAGTTGATGCACCTCCCCCAAATGTTATCTGCCGGGGAAATGTTTGGTCATTTTCAGCAATGAAAATTTGACCGGCAGCACCTGCTGTAAAAATAGGAGCACCGCTCTTTACATCTCCGAAGGAAATTCCCGTCACAACAGCAGAAACTCCAAAT